CTAAACAAAGAAACAATTAAACATAATCTTGAGACTGCGAAGATTAATAAAGATATGCATGTTGAGATTTCTAAGAATCATAAAGCAGCAGAAGAAAAATTTACAATTTAAAAGGTTGATTTTATATTGAGAATTTTTATCCGGCTTATCAATTTTTGGTAGGTCGGGATAAGGATTTTTGTGAACGAAAGGATGGTGAGGAGAATTGACTAAAAAAACTAATTCTGCCACTACTAAACAATGTTTAAAATGCAGTGAGACAAAGCGTATTGAGAATTTTTATATGTCAAATTCTCCAAATCACGCTGATGGTAAATATCCGGTATGTAAAACGTGTATTAAAAAAAGTTTAAAGCTAAATAATCCAACTTCTCAAGAAGCTATAGAATCTGTAAAAGAAGTATTACTTGAAATGAATCGTCCGTTCATATATACACAATGGCTTAGTTCAGTAGATGAGTCAGAGAGAACTGGAAAAGAATTGTTCGGTATGTATTATAAGAATGTAATTCTCAACTTTAAATCATATGGATGGAAAGATAGTGAGTTTGAAGCGAACGCAATCGAAAATGAAATAATTGAATCCCCTACTGCTGAAATTCAAGAAAATGTTGTAGTAGCCAACAGAGATAAAGATGATGTTTTAAGAATGCTTGGATATGATCCTTTTGAATATGAGGCAAATGATGATAAGAAACATCTGTATAGTGATTTAGTAAATTTCCTTGATGAAAGTACATTGGAAGATGGGTTTAAACTTCAAGCAGTAATTGAAATTGTAAAAGGATTTAATCAAATAGATAAAATCAATCAGGCAATTACAAATATAACGAATGATATTAAAAACCTTTCAAATAATTCAGGTGGAATAAAATCTTTAATTGATTCTAAAAAGAATATTCTTGCTTCATTAATTAAATTAGCTGAAGATAATGGATTATCTGTAAAACATAATAATCAAAAGAGTAAAGGTGCAGGAACATTATCTGGAATTATTAAAACTCTTCAAGAAAAAGGATTTGAAGAGGGTGAAGTTAATTTATATGACATTGAAACCGCAAAAGGAATTAAACAAGTTGCTGATTTGAGCAATCAAAGTATAGTTGCTCAATTACAATTTGATGAAAATGATTATACAAGTATGATATTAGAACAAAGAGAAATTATTCAGGATTTAGATTCAAAATTATCTAAACTTGAAGAAGAAAATCGTTTACTTAAAAAAGAAATAATTAAATATAGAAAGTTAGAAAGTGATTCTGATGAGTAAAGAAAATTTATCTCAAAGAAAAATAGATGGATATTTAAAGTTAGCTGAAATAATTCAATGGGGTCGTAAAAACCCAGTTAAGTTTGTTGAGCGTTTCTTTGGAATGGAATTACTTGATTATCAGAAATATGTGTTCATGGAAAGTTGGTATAAACAGTATGTGCTTTGGTGTATGGGACGGAATAGCGGTAAGACAACATTAGGTAGTCCTTTCATAATGGCCAAAAGTTTATTAATACCAAATTTTCAAGCTTATATTCTTGCTGGTGTCGGTTCTCAGTCACAAGAAATGTTTCTTAAAATTGAAAAGATAGCCAAACGGGAAATTGCATCTTTTACTGGATTGACAGATGTTTTCTATAATGAAACAGTTAAAAGTGCTGCAAATACTGATGGATTTACTCATAACCCTGCATCATTTCAATACAAATTATACAATGGTTCAATCGTCAACTCTCTAAATGGATCGTTTGATAATAACCGTTCTAAACGTTCGAATTTAAATTTTTATGATGAATCTGGATTTGCTCCTGATGAACTATTTACAACTTCTGAACCGTTCGCAGTTCAAAACAGCGATTTCCGTTTAGGTGGAGATGTTGATGTTACTCTATTTCCTAAACAAATGCCAAACCAATTAATATATGCATCTTCTGCTTCATCTACTGACACGTATTTCTTTAGGAAATATTCGGACTTCTCAAAGAAAATGTTTTTAGGTGATAAGAGATATTTTGTTGCAGATATAAGTTCCGATGTAGTTATTAATGCTACATTTAATGGTAAATTATATCCAGTTTCACTTCTGTCTCAGGAAACAGTTGATGCTGCTATGCGTGAAAATAAAGAAAAAGCAATGCGTGAGTATAAAAATATATTTACTACTGAAGGTTCGGATCAACAAATAGTAAAACGTGCAATGATTATCCGTAATTCTGAATTAAGACCTCCAGTACTTGCTAATAATGGAAGTCAAAAATTTGTAATGGCAGTTGACCCTGCTCGAAGTAACGATAATTCAGTTTGTACTACCGGAGAAATATATTTAGATGAAAATGTTGGATATAAACTAAGAATCGTAAATAATGTTAGTTGGACAGATTTAGAAAAGAAAAAGAAAACTCCAATGAAAACTCCTGATCAAATTAAAGATTTTAAAAGAATGCTACTTAATTATAATGGTATTCAAGCTGCAGACTATGAAAATATTGAAAAAGTATTAATTGATTCTGGTGCTGGTGGTGCAGGTATGAGTGCTTGGGGAGATGGTTTACTTGAGGATTGGAAAGATAGTAAAGGTGTTACACATAGAGGATTAATAGATGCAACCCATGACGAATATCAAACTTATATTCGTAAATATCCTAATGCTGTTGATAAAATACGCCTTCTATCTCCAAAGAAATATAAAAATGAAATGTTTGAAGCATTGATAGAAATGATGAAATTAGACTTAATTTCCTTTACTGAAAACTATGATTATAAAGGTGAACTTGTCTTCAACAGTGAAAACGGAAATGCAACTAGACATAAGTTAACTTCTGATGAGGAATTATCATTAATAAATATTGATATTGCCAAAGAGGAATTAGTTAGTATATATGCATTCAAGAGTACGAATGGTAGTGTTAGATATGACCTACCTCCAGATAAACAAAGCAAAATTGGTGATGACCGTGCATATACAATCGCTATGTTAGCTTGGTACTTACAACAATTAAGAAGACAGAATATCACTAATAAAAAGAAATCAGAAACAAATGCTGCTCAATATTTCCTTGCACGTAAACCTAAATTTTAATATAAAGGTGGTGAAACGATGACTGAAGAAAATAAATCTCCTGAAGAATTAGAGAGAGAACGTCAATTCAAACAATTTGCACAACTTCAACAGATGCGTTTAATTGACTTAGATCTTTACCCTTACCGTACTCAAGAAAAAATTATCGGTAAATATACAAGAGAACAACTTAAAAAAGCGCTAGAGGCTCCAGAATTAGAGGCCAACCAAAAACAATTACGAAATATATCAAAGTTTTTATATAATGCTTCTTCTCATTATAAGAGATTAATATTACATTTTGCAACTATATTAACCTTGGATCATTATTTAGAACCTTGTGGAATTGCTGATCTAGAGAAAACTAATATTAAGAAACTTAAAAAATCTTATTTCGATACTTTGAGAATTGTTGAGAATATGAATATTAAACATGAATTTGCAAAGATACTTCATTCTATATTTAAAGAAGGAATATTCTATGGATACAAGCATGAAAATAAAGATTCTTTCTTCATTCAACAATTAGATTCAGATTATTGTAAAATCACATTCGTTGAGGATGGATTGTATGGATTTGCTTTTAACTTCTCTTACTTCTTAGTTTATCCAGAGCGTTTAAATATGTTCCCTGATGAGTTTAAGAGAATCTGGAAGGAAAAGTATGATGGTAAACCTAAATCAAGAGCAAATGGTTATTATTGGGAAGATTTATCATCCGAAAATACAATTTGTTTAAAATTTGATGAAAATACTTGGTATCCTATCCCTCCTTTCATTGGAGTATTTGAAAGTCTCCTTGATATTTCTGATTTTAAAGAATTGCAAAAAGCAAAAGAAGTCATTGACAATTATAAGTTAATAACAATGAAAATACCTTTAAATGAACAATCTGGTGATCAAGATGACTATTTAATTTCTGGTGATCATGCTCTTTTATTCCAACATAATGTTGAATCGGTTGTTCCTGATCAAATTGGGGTAGCTACTGTTCCGTTAGAAGTAGATGTTATTGATTTCGAGCGTGACAAGGTTGATAAAAACAAAGTTGCAGATGCTACTGCACAATATTTTTCTGAAGCAGGTGTA